CTCGCCCCACTCCGCCATGTAGCGCTGTTCTTCTGTGGTTATGAACGGCCTGGACCTGCAAGCATACGCGAGTTCGTCATAGCAATTATGAACGACGATGCCGCCGCTGACCGTGAAATTATTAACCTTCGGAACGTGCAGGTCGTAAACGCTTTCTCTTTTTGAGAGCCGTGTAATAGCCAGGATTCCGACGGCGGAAGTCCTTTTGTTCACATGCTCCTGAGCAGAATTTCCTCTTCCTGTGTTTCGCCAGTCCATTTTTCCCGCAGACGACGCAAACGAACAGAAACCTCGGCGGAAGAGCGCCGGTTTCCTTCCCGTGCTTAGAGTGCCACTTTCTCCCATCTTCCGATCCATGCCATTTATTTGCAAGCGGACGGATGCGTTCGATGTGCATTCTCTGGTAAGAACGGCGCTCTGGAGTATTTTGGTGCCCGGAGAGGTGAACTGACGCCGATAGTAATTCAAGATTGGTAATGTCGTTGTTCGCCCTGTCGCCGTCTTTGTGGTGGACATGGTAGCCGTTTGGAATGGGGCCGTTAAAGTGTTCCCAAACCACCCTATGAAGGCGCTTGCTGCGTCTTTGATAGTATTGGCCACAAAGCCAATACGCCTCGCCGTTGAAGAATTGAGCCATCTTGTCCCCTCCTTGAATGGAGCAGAAACAAGATAATCATTATAAGTCAATTCGTCAAGCCTTCGATACCTATTATCGGCGCACAGGAACCTATGAGACGGCGTTGCCCGCACCTTTCTGCCGTCGCATGTCTCCAAAAGCCACACCTCGGCGCTTTTGGCTGTTTGGCCAAGGTTTATGAACGGCCGCCAGCCTTCCTTGGCCCATAAAATACCATTACCGGGCAAACTATCTATCCTTGCCTCGCCAAACGGCGTCAATACCATCGCATCTCCGGCAAGACAGTGATTCTCAAGATTATCACCCGGTCCCTTCTCCGGGTCTACGTCATCCAAAGTGAGGGTCGGGACTGTTCGCCAGAAATGCGTGCAGTTGGCGGTGATAAAGAGCATGGGCTCGGTCTTGATCCTTGCGCCCTTCAGGAACTCCTCGTTGCCGGCCAGTCTTGCGAGAATCTCAAGGTAGTTCCGTTTCCGGTCCTTCTTGGCCTGCCTCAACAGCACGTTTTCTTTCCTGAACCACTCAGCGGCACAGGGACCACCCTTGGAGGCCCACATCTCAGTGTCTCCGACGCGGTAGTCCATTACCTCCTGGCGTTCCTTCTCGATTTCACGGATTCTCTTGGCCACGGCCTGGGGAGCCATCCTGCACCCGTGATTCGGCCTGCCATCCCAGCCATACCATTCCGCGTACCTGATTACCGCCCCCGAGGGCAGCCACATCGCCGGCCAGTTCTGGGAGGCCTTGAGTTCTACCCCCTCGCTGACACAGTACCAGCCAACCGAGAGCGGAGCAGCAGTGCCCCAATCAATCGCTTGGAAACGTGTCCAATGCTTTGGAGGTGTGAACGGTCTAAGCTGATGAAGATTTCGGTCGAGGTTCCAGATGGCCTTCCCGACAACCGCGTCCCAATCACCCTCCCGATAGGCTTTAGCCATTTCAGGCGGCAGGCCACCCAAAGCGCCAGCATAGTTCGCGTCGATGTATTTATTGTCTGCAATCCTTGCGGGGATGTAGATCGATAACCAGCCCTTGTCATTCTCATTCTCCGGGTTTTTCATGGTCCGGTCCCAGAACAGCGTCTCCGGGGGGGCTCCGTCAACGAAGATGGCCTTAAGGAAGTTATGCCCCGGCCCACCTGGATTGGAGGCCATGGCGAACCTTGGCAGCCTGCCCTGGTCCCTCTGGGCCTTCCAGCCCCCCAGCCTGTTCCTGGACTTCAGGTAGTTGATCTGGGAATCGGTAAACTGTCCGGCTTCATCAATTCCGCACCAGTGCATTTCAGTGCCCTGATACCGGAATACGTCGGCCTCTTTCTCGCAGTAGCGAAAATGCAGGATGGAGCCGTTCTGGAACTCAAGATTGTTTCTTTGCTCGACGTAGACAGCCAGCACCCCCGGTATCTCAAACCGGACGTGCATTATGTGGTTGTCTCTTAGCTCCGTATAAGATCGCCTGAACAGGTAGGCTTGGCAGCCGGGATTCCCCAAGCAGAAATCATAAGCGTCCCAGCGCAAGCCATGACTTTTTCCTCCCCCCACCGCACCGCCATAGAGTATCTGACGGGCACTGGTGTTGTGGAGAAGGGCCTGCCTGGGCTGGGGGGTGTAGTCAAGATTGATGTCCAATCAAGAATAGCCCTTCCGCATCTTGGGCATTTTCTTCGGCATCTTCTTCATCGGCATGGCCTTGGCGGCTTTCCTGGTCACGCGCCGCTTGGACATGGACTGTGGGCCGGGCATTAGCTCTTCCCCCTCTGCATTCTCGCCCACGGCGCTACCATGGGAGACCTGTTGAAATCCCTTGTCCCCGGAACCTCAGGCTCAACAGGGGCCTTCTCGGGCTCGTCCTGCCCCCTGCCCAGACGCTCGTGGGCCAGCCCTGCCCGCCTAGCCTGGCGAAGAGCCCTGGATGCTAAACCCGGCATTTTTCATGTTTCCTTTAATATCAGTGTATTAGCCTATGGCGAATGGTGACTTCCCATAATGGTTGCGGGGGACAGTGCTGCCCTGTCTCTGTTCCGGGTATGAGCCGGAATGGGGTGCTGACCCTCCCCGCTAATTACATAAGTAATTGTAAACATTAACGAATGCGGTGGTTTTGTATTTTATTTTTTGTAATTTGGGCGCGGGGATTATAGCCCAAGCCAACCACGGACCGTGATCGAAAAACACAAAGGCCGATCCTGAATAGGCCTGATTTCAGCCGATTCACATGCTTTAACATGGTGTGAATGTGTGTACATGCCCACTGCAACACGCTAACCCATTGATATGCCTAGGTATTGGCTGTCGCATAATATGTATTATGGCAAATGGGCATGGATAAGCCCAGGAAATGACGGGCTAATCAGGAATGGGGCTGCGTGGGCGTGGTTGGGGTGGGGCAAGCATATCCCCGCACAACAACAGGGCCGCAAGTTTCCCTATGGCATCCGCTCCGGCCATCCGTACCCTTCATACCCCTGCTGCTGCCAGGTTGGCGCCTCCTGCTCCCTACACTGCTCTAGGTCACGTAGGATGCGAGGGTGTAGTTAACATACTCAATCATGGCCTGTCGCTCCGTATTAAACCACTGTCCCCGGCACCTCTACTCCGTTTACCCACCTGTAATCCCAAATATGGATTCTCGGTGCGTGGCCCCGGTCATCCGCCCTGTCCCCGTGCTTGTGAAGCTGCATGTCGCCTGGGTCTACAAGCTCGTTGCCTTCAAGCTTGGCCCCGCAGTGGGTGCAGATCGTGCGGGCCTTGGTTACGGGCGGGTTCATTGGTTCACTCATGCTCTATCACCTTCGCGCTGTCCCCGGGCTGTTCGATGGGAGGGCGGTTGATGTTTATCACTACATTGACCTGGCTCTGTCCCTGGCCTGCGTTACCGTGTTCGGCCCTTGTCATCTCGTGGGTCTGCAAGAGCCTATCCGCCGCCTTCCAGTCATCTGGTGCCGCCGCTACTATATGACCCTTCATGTCGTTCACGTGCTGGGCCTGGGCCTGGACTACGGCGGCCGCGAATGCCGCATCCTTATCCATCCAGTTAGCTATGGTCTGGTGCGATATCTTGGCCAAGCCCGAGGCTACCAGTTTGGAAGCACCATTTCTTAGCGCATCCAATATGAGCTTTGCCCTAGCGTCGGTATACTTGACCGAATCTATCAGCCCCGGAAATTGCAGGTCATAGGCCACGATTGATTGCTCGGGCTTGACCCAGTCATGACGTTGGGCCATTTGATCTATGGCTTGCCTAGAAACCTCGGGGAAGCGCTTGGCAAGCTTCGAGGGGGATAGCCCTCGTTCATAGAGCTTGCGGCATTTATTCCAGTCTATATCGGATGTCATTGTGGGGATTCTAGGTGTCTACCGCAAAAACCGTCACACCGTCAATAGTCCTTTAACGCGGACCTGAATCGGCGCCTTACCGCTTCGGGGTGGTCGTCGCTAATCCTGGCAATATCCCTTAATCCATACCCGTCTATGACGACGTAAATCACCAGGTCAAGCCCACTGTCCTTTTGTCGCTTTGTCCAAGTGTAATATCTATTCAGCCTCTCCCCGGTGAATCGTTCCAGCGGCGTCAGGGGATCGTGAACCTGGGGCGAGGTATCTACACGAATTGCATCAAGCGGTTTAGGCCGGGGCATCACCGCCCTTATCGTGGCCTGGTATATCTGCCTGATTTCACTTACGGCCCATTGCTCATGGCCGGACAGTTTCATCAAAAGAACGGGGTCTTTACGCCTGGGCTTTACCAGCCCCCATGCCTGGGGCGAATCGTTCGATGGGTTGGGAAGGCGCGATAGGTCGTTAGGGTCGTGTTGCGCCAGCACGCCAGCCATTTGCCGGGCCTTGGATTCGGCCCTGGATTTGAGAAGCTCTATTTTGTGACAGCGCCTGGCCTCATCGGTGTACGACTGGAATAACAGGGCCGCGATAGACGGGTCGCCACGGTCAATCCCGGCCTGGGCTACTTTCTTAAGATGTGTGAATTCCTGTGAAAGAGCCACCTATAGCGCCTCCCCCGTGCCAGTTGGCTATTACTAGCAAAGCCCAGAGAAAAACGCAAGATATCAAAATAGGCTTTGACAACCTATACGGCCGGGAGTAGGTTAGGGGTAGTTAATCAGAGGGAGTTACCACGATGTTAACGCTTACCATCGCCTTCGCAACGGCCCTCGGTATCGCTATGTTCTGCGTTATCGTCGGTCTGTTCCGTTAACCACCATCGGCCGTTAGGCCGGGAAAGAGGAAAGAACAAGATGACCTTTCATTGGCCCTACTACACGCTTCGCAGCGACGGAATCCTGGTGGATGACAGCGGCTATGTCGCCTTCCCGGTGCCCCGTGACGAAATAGCCGCCCCACTGTTAAAAAGCTGGGGCAAAAAGGCCATCCAATCGCGGCCCTTCGCCAATGTGGGCGAAGCGGAGGCGTGGCTTGCGGCCCAAGACCTTCGCGGCAATGTGAGGGGATGACGCCAGCGCCAGCCGATCTTAACCGGTCGGCTGTAGCGGGTGCCAAGCCCGGAAAGGTAGGAGAAGATGGTATTCAAGAATAGGTTCTACACCACGCGCGATTACGAGTGCTCCAACATCGTAGCTTGCGTGGCCGACTCAAAGCCCGTCACCGATGACGATAGGTGGCAAGAGGTTGACGAGTGCTTTATCGCCGGCTTGACCCCGTTATGGATTGAGCGTGGCGTTCACTACTACGGTTACATGTAAGCCTAACCAGCCCCTCGGGGCACAGATAAGGGAGTAATGGATTATGACAAGCTATAGCCGAAATTAACCGCCTCCGCGAAGTCAACGCGGAGTTGGTGAAGGCGCTAGATTATGTCCTTTGTTGCGGACGCGGCACGAGCGGTCGAATTATCATCGACCAACAGCAAGAAGCAGTTATTCGCACCGCGCTCGCCGAAGCCGGGGAGAAGTAACCATGCGCCCCACACTCGAAGCCCTGGCCGTTGGGCTGCTGCTGGTTTCAATCATGGTCCTGGGTGGGGCCTGGGACTTCCCTGTATTGGAGATGCCGAGATGACGCCAAAGGAATTACGTAGCGCCCGTGCCGCCCTGGGCCTGACCCAACAACAACTGGCCGAGGCCATGGGGCTGTCCAGTGGCCGCATAATCCGCGCCTACGAGGCCGGGCATGGGCTGAAACGCACGGATGGCAAGATACCGGGGCCCGTCGCCAGGGCCGTAACGATGATGTTGAGTGAGGTTTGATATGGACACACAGAAACTAGCCTCGACGCTTGAAACCCTGAAATCAGCGCCAGCCGATAACGTAAGCTGGTGGGATGCGTTCGAGGACCACCTTAAAGCAGGGTGTTCATGGGAGGAAGCGGCCAAGCTGGCATGGCGCAAGGTGGAGATTATTTCGGGCGGCCAGTAAAGCCAGCGGTCCCGCTCCAATCGCCGCACCAGTCTTGAGGCCATACCTTTGGCCAGCCATCTGACGCAGAGGGTGATCCGCGTCTGCACTCGCCCAATCCGTTGTCTCTTGATGTTTTAGGTATTGGCTCGAACCAGCGGCAGTTATCGCATTCCTGAACTTTCATTTTACGCTTTCCTTCATCTTCAACGCGTCCAGTTCTGCCTTGCTCAAGCACGCAGCATGTCGTTCCTTTGCCCGCTCCGCCGCAATCCTCTTGCATTCCTCATGCGTCTTTTGCGGGGTGGTTGCTATCCTGGTCGGATACCACTCTACCACATACCATTGCGCCGGGGCCGAGTGCGCGGGCCTGTTCCATAGCCATAGGGACAGGATGATCGCGGCTCCGAGGGCGAGGATGGTCCAGAGCTTGTCTTTCATGCCGGCTCCTTCGCTTGGTCTACTTGGGCCAGGGTGCGGTGGTCTGCAAATGGGAACGGCGGAAATGCCTTAGGTGCCAACGGCGGGCGTTTATATTTTGCCCTTATCCGCGCGTAAATCGCCGCTTCAGCGCCATCTATGGCTACATAAATAAGATCGCGTAGAATCTGAAGCCGCTTCGTTAAATCTTTGTTACGCGATGCCCAATCAAGATAGTTCTGCACCACCTCATTTGCCCGCTGCTCGGCTGTTTTCAAACGGCCAGTCATCCCACCCCCCTTCGCGCCATCTCGCGGTCGGTTATTTCCTTGCGTATCC